CCCCGTGTATTTAATACTGGGGAATTGCCATGACATAAACACATCTCCCACTTTGCGGGATAACCTTATGATATCCCCTTGCTCTGTTTTGTAGTAATTATTAACTTGTAGTTCCATTTTATAGATAATTATAGAATTCCCATATTTTTCGGATTGATAGGTAGTTAGGGTCTTTCTCATTGAGGTATGCCTCACTTTCAAATGAGATATGCCGAGAATTATAGTTATCCCCATCGGATATCCTCAAGGCAATCATCTCAATAATGTACCATATAAAAAACCCAATAACAAGTAGCTCTATCTGCTGAGCCAAATGGATTTTTTCGTGGTTTACAGTGTTTGAATCTTTTAATACTGTAGTATCTCTCACTACAATAAATGGCCATACTGCAAAGGCCAGAGATTTGTTACGCTTCATAATTTTACAAAGCCAAATTGGTGCAACTAGTATCATGATGTATTTGAATTTAATGGTGTCCGCAACACCGGTTTAAGTAGTTTAAATAAGTCTTTTTATGAAGGTATATGGTGTTTGTGGTGGTAATGGGGTATTATTATTCCCCTTAAAGAAATATGTAAAGGGTAACCTAGAACCAAGATCAGTATTTTACATGGGTAATTCGAAAACCCAGTGGAAATTAAATTTCCCAAAAGCTAAGATGGCTAAGGATTATAAAATGATCATAGGAGAACAGGTTGATGTTATGATAGGGTGCCCCGATTGTGGGCATTCTTCCATGATGGCATTCTCTCGAGCTAAAACCTTGGGAGAACCCAAACTCAACAAAAGCCTGAATTTTTACATAGAAAATGTTAGAACCAGCAGGCCCAAGATATTTTTATTTGAAAACCTGCCTAGCCTATTCAAAAAATTCGACCCTGTATTGTTTTCTACTCTGTTTTCTGATTACACCTTGGTAAAATATGTATTCCCAGTGTCCAGATGGGGCAATTCTCAGGTTTCACGAGTAAGGTTAGTCATTATTGGGATTAGGAAAGATGTAAAAGGCATATCAATAGCAGATTTTGGACTCCCAAAGAAGGAAACTCTTTACTTAAAGCTAGTAAAAGAACTAGAAGCTGACCTGAAAGACCCCAACGAAGCCCTTTGTCACGTCAGAGAAGATGATTCTATGATTGTTTGCATGGAAAAAGACTTTAAAAAGCTAAATCTCCAGCAAGTTAGGCAAATTTGGCAAAAAACTACCCGAAAAAAATGGGATGCAACAACAACCGGTAAGGGTAGGATGAAGAATTTACCGGGAGTATACCGGAATAAAGCTGATGAATACCCACTTACGGCTAGGCCGGCATTAAGGCAATTTAATTCTAAAGGATATGTTATGTCTCCAAGGGAATTAGCCAGAATACAAGGAATCCCAGACACTTTTAAATTGTATTATGACCATGACAAGAAAGGTTATACTCTAAATAAAGCCCGTATAACCGTGACCAAAACAGCCCCATACGAAATTGGGCACTGGTTTGCTAAAAAGATTATCAAGTTACACAAGAAAGGTTTATTATGAGAACACAAATTCAAACTTTGGATGAGGCCGGTATTAAATTTCTACGGGATTGGGAGAAGTGCCGCTTAAAAGCTTACAGGAGCAGTCCCGGTGAACCCTGGACAATAGGTTGGGGTAATACTTTCTATGAGGATGGGAGAAGAGTGAAACCCGGAGATGAGATAACTCAAGAAAGAGCAGATAGCCTAAATTTGAATGTCCTAGCAATGTTTGAAGCTGGCGTGAACAGGTTATTAAAGGTAAACACCACTCAAGGGCAATTTAATGCTTGTGTGTCATTTGCTTACAATGTAGGCTTAGATGAGGATGCTGACTCTAGAGCAGAGGGCTTCGGGGATTCTACCCTGTTGAAGATAATTAACCAAAATCCTTTTGATAAAAGGGTTGAAGGAGAATGGGTAAAGTGGTTATCCCGAGACAGAACATTTATGCGGGGCTTATTGAGAAGAAGGTTTGCGGAAATAGAGATGTATAATTCCTGAGTTCCCGCTACATTGATATTCGAATATTAAACATAGAAAAGGTATAATAAAACGGGTAAAATATTTATATACTTAAGTATATATAAATAATTGTAACCCTTATATATTTAATCCTGAGCCAAAAAAAGATGAGATGAAAGATTTTGAAAAAACGATAAAAGGTATTTTTTATTTCCTGTTAATCCTATTCATAGGTTATTTGGTATACACAAATGAACAGATGAGAAAAAAGATTGAGGGTATACCGGATTCAGAATATTGGAAAAAGAAAGGATTTAAGACAGATACCATATTTCATAAAAGTGAAACGGATTGGAAGGATTGGGTTATGAAAGAAGAGCAAGTGCTCAAGGCAATAGGTAAAGCTATTCCACCAAAAGAAGTACAAACATACCCTACTCCATACAACCCTAAGATATCACTCAATATCCGGGATAGTTTAATCTGGGTATATGATAGCCTCAAAAAGAAAATTGATAGCCTTTCAGTAAATTACATCACCAATTACCCGAATAACCCGAAACTCATATTCGGTAAATTTAGTAAAAGTGAACTAAGCCTAAGTTTTTTAAAGCCCGATGGTAATATTTACCGAGAGAAATACCCGATAGATTATTCCCGATACAATTACACCTATACTGAGCAAGGTATTCAGGTAACAAAGCAAAAGTTTAAACTCCAGAGCTTATTAGAGATGAAAGCTTATGCCGGGATGGGGTATGAGTTTTCTACCAAAGAGTTTATATACACAGATGCTATTTATGATTTCAGGATATTACAGGTATCAGTGGGACTAGAGAAACCTTTACGTAGACAGGATATATACCTAAAGGGGAAGGTTGGACTTAAGATTAGGTAATGGCAAAGAAAATCTTTGAGAAGAAACTTTCCCTAGAGGAATTTAATAACCTAAGAAGAGCATCTAATGACGTGTTCTTCTTTGCGTTGTTTATATGGATTATCAATCCTAACAAAGGGGGTAGAGTAAAATTCAATTTATTCCCCTTTCAAAAATCCGTACTTTATCAATTCTTAAAAAATCGCTTTAATATAATCCTAAAGTTCCGACAGGCGGGGATTACAGAACTTATATCTTTGTATGTTCTGTGGTTTGCAATGTTTCACCCAAACAAAAACATTATTATCCTATCCATAAAGGATTCTGTAGCTAAAAAGGTACTCCGGAGGATAAAGTACATGTATAAAAACCTCCCTGAGTATATGCAAGTACCCATAGTAAATGGCAGGAATGGGGAATACGGAACATCTACTGAGATTATTTTTGCTAACGGTTCTACCATATCTTCTATACCCACCACAGAGCAAGCAGCTCGTTCAGAAGCAGTATCCATATTGGTTATTGATGAGGCGGCAATAGTTCGGTGGGCTGACCAGATTTGGGCAGCTGCCTATCCCACCCTATCCACTGGTGGTTCTGCTATCATAAATTCTACTCCTTATGGGGTAGGAAATTTCTTCCACAAAATGTGGGTAAAAGCCCTTACACGGGAAAATGGATTTATCCCGATACGCTTAAAATGGGAGATGCATCCAGAGAGGGATATCGAATGGTATAAGAGAGAGGCCAAAAACATGGGCCCCCGTAGAACAGCCCAGGAGATAGACGGGAATTTCTTAGCTTCAGGTAATACTGTATTTGATTTGGCAAACATAAGGGAAATGCAGGAAAGGATAGAGAATATTACCTGGGAGGAAATGAGCATGTCGGGCTCATTATATACTTTCGAAAAGCCTAACCCCGTTGAAACCTATACAATAGCGGGGGATTGCTCGTCAGGAAGGTCACGAGATTATTCCACATTCTCAATATACAACTCCAAGGGAGTAGAAGTAGCCTGTTTCAAGAAGAAATTGGAACCGGTTGCCTTTGCCAAATTACTTATGAAAAAAGGCTTTGAGTACAACTATGCTACTTTAGCCCCAGAAACCAATGATTTGGGATTGGCAGTAACCTCTTATGCACAGGAGCAATCATATCCCCGACTTTATTATTCTACCAAGATACTGAGAAAAAGAGGAGAACCCCGGGCAAGCAAGGAACTCATACCAGGATGGTATACCAGTACTAAGAACAGATCTCTAATTATATCAGAGTTGGAGGAAGACATAAGGATGGAGAATGTGGAACTTAATAACCCTTTCTTTGTACAGGAAGCATTAACCTTTATATATGATGAGTCAAACAGGCCAGTTGCTATAGGTAAAGGAAAGAAGAACGATGAAGAAGATTTATTATCGGATGAAGGATATACCGATGATAGTATCTTTGCTGCAGCCATTGGTAATAGAGTTAGAAAAGAACGTAGGCCAAAATTCATTACACACGCAAGATGAAAAGATTTAGAATGTTTGGGAAGACCTTATTTGAGTGGGGTGAAGAGAAATCTTCTAACCTTAAGGTCCCTACCCAAAGTCCCTTTTTGAATTTACCAACTGTACCGGGTAGGCAAAGTTATCCCTATTACGGGGAGAATGACCCCTCAAATACCCTTTACAGTATTGCCGGTTTTTTAAGGATTCTTGAACCAGATTTTGATACAAAAGCCATCCCCTGTATACGAAACCTAGTAAAAACCCACCCCATACTTTCCCAGGCTTTAAATAACATTGTTGAGTTAGCTAATACCGGATATGAACTACGCTTTGATTCAGGGGTTAGCCCAGAACAGGCCGTTAAGATGAAGAACCACATTTTAAACGCGGCTAAAAGATGGGGTGATACCGAAGCAAACATACATGGACTCATCAATAAGAAGATATCCCAGGTAATGGTATCAGGGGCATTAGCTTCTGAGTGGATACCAAATAATACATTGACGGGGATATCAACTAATGCTCTAATCAACCCTGAAAGGATTAAATTCGTTTATAATAAAGTAAACGGAAAGCATGAACCCTACCAATATGTTGGAATAAGCGAATTACCGAGAGTAAATGACCAGGGGCTAGTAAAGTTAAACACGAATACATTCAAGTATTATGGGCTAAATGGAGATACGGAACTTCCTTATGGTCATCCTCCTTTCCTAAGTGCCCTAGAAAGTGTAAAGCTGGAAAAGTCCATGCTGGAAAACATTAAGTTTATTGTTGAGCAGCTTGGGGTAATGGGATTTTTACATGTTCTATACCAGAAGCCAGTTCCCAAGGCGGGAGAAAGTATGGAAAGTAAAGCTTATGCAAATCGTTTAAGTAGTTTCTTAGATAATGCAGCAGCCATACTTAAGGAGGGGATGAGGGATGGCGTAGTAGTTGGCTATGAGGAAGAGGTAAACTTTGATTTTAAGCAAACTACAAAGGATTTGAGGGGGGTAAAGGAATTATGGGATTTAAATGAGTCTAATTTAACCTCCGGGGTTAAAACAGACCCATCCTTATTAGGGAAAAACCATGGTAGTACGGAAACGCAAATAACCGTGGTATTCACCAAGATGCTATCTCAACTAAAGAATGTCCAGAATTTAGTAAGGGCAGATTTAGAGTTTGGCTTCTCTCTAGAATTGTTATTGGCGGGATATAAATTCGATAATATCGAAGTAGTATTTAATGCTTCTACAGCTCTGGATAAGCTTAAGGAAGAGCAAGCAGAAGAAATAAGGATACGTAATTCAAATGCTTTGTACTGGGATGGTTTAATATCGTTAACCCAATATGCTCATCGCCATGGGTTAGAGAAGTCTGA